CAGATGATAGTATCTCATGTGCACCAGTACACTATTACTTCATCCGTAACCCCTGCACTAACTCCTCAGGAATGCCTGATGGCAATCCATTCATCAGCTAAAAACCTAGTAGAGCTGAACTTTACAGCTATGTATTTCATAGAAATACCAAAATACTCTACTGGTACTACTCCTAGAAGTGCTGCTTCACAAATAACTTGGGCCAATGAATGTCAGCAGACATTAGGATATTCTAAACAAATAGCCTATTTTGGTGGTGGCCTAAAGTACAAAGATGAATATGGTAATACCCAGGATTGTGATGTATTGGGTTCTGTAATTGGTTTAGCTGATATCTCAGCTTCTTCAAATGGGCCTTGGTACTCATTCTCTGGAATGAATCGTGGAGTACTACCTAATGCTATTGGCTTAGTATCTGATAACTATGGTACTCCCACTAGATATTCAGAACTAAATTCCCTAGCTGAGAATTTCATTAATGAAATGGTAATAAAGGACACTCCTACCATGGGCAAAAAAGTTATGCTATGGCATGGATTTACTTCTACACCAGAGAACAGTTCTTACAAATTTATCTCCATTGTACGGCTATGTTTATTCCTTAAGAAGAACTTTGAGCCAATTCTTTGGAGTTATATAGAAGAACCAAATACATTCTCTACTTGGATGGCTATATATTACAAGGTAGTACCTATTATAGATAGGCTAGTAACGGAAAAGGCCATGATAGAACCTCAATGGCTGGGAGACCAGTTTGCTAATTCATTCTCAGACTGTACAGTTAACAATGAAGCTGATGTACGTCAAGGAAAATACCGAGCTATTTTTAAATTCAAGGACATTGTACCATTACAGGATATCACATTGAACATCAATATTGATAAGACTAGTGGTACAATCTCTATAAACGATGAGGAGGGCAATTAATGGGAGCAATCGTTAGTAACCCAAGGAAGAAATTCCTATTTTCACTGGAGTTCATAAATTACCCAGTTGAACCATACTTATTCCAAAAATGTACATTACCTGAGATTACCGTTGATCAGGTAGCTCATGGAGATCTCAATAGAGATGTAAAAACTGCTGGTAGAGTCCAGATTGGTAATTTTACAGCAGAAAAACTTGAGACTACTTCTGGGTCTGATACTTGGTTAAGATCTTGGATAAACTCATGTCAGGACCATATCCTTGGTGGTGGTTTATCTCCCCTAGAATATTGGGATGATATCAAAGTTACTGAATTAGCCGAGGATGGCCGTACTTCCATACAAACATGGCTAATGCATGAAGTTTGGCCATGCAAAGTAAATGGCCAAGACCTAGATAGAATGGCCTCTGAGAATACCATTGAGAGCATAGAGTTTTCAGTAGGTACTGTTGAGAAGATTTAATTCTTGTAGCCATTTTATCCCAGAGGGACTTTCACTTAGGTGGGAGCCCCTCTTTTTCTATTATTAAAAACCACACTTAAAAATAAAGCAAACATGGAAACAGATTTTTTACAGGGACACCTAAGAGAGTTCACAGCACCTTCTGGATTTAAATACACTATCAGGGAACAGAATGGTGAAGACGATGATCTAATCTCTAATTCTAACAGAGCTAAGGATTTAAGAAACCTTTCGGATTTGATAAGTGCTATAGTAGTTAAAACCAATGCTACACCCAATGGAGTTTTAAATCCTGAGCAAGCTCATAGACTACCCTCTAATGATAGGTACTGTATTCTTATAAATAATAGGATACATTCTATTGGTGATAAAATTACATTCTCTTATGACTGGGGCCAAGATGGAGGTGTAGTAGAGTATGAACAAGATTTAAATGAATACATATATGGAGACTACTCTTCTCCCATTACAGAGGAGGAAAAAGCCCTAAAACCCTATGCAGTAAAACCATATACTGTAGGCATAAAAGATATCGCTTTTGATATAAATGGCAGAAGCTTTAAAGTGGATGTATTAAATGGCCAGGGTGAGGGTGATATGATTCTTCGTAGGGACCAAGCCTCTAGAAATACTACTCTAAAAGTTAGAAACTTAAGAGAAATCATCAATGAAAGGGAAGTAAAGGTAGAATCATTTAAAAATTACACTCTAAAAGAGATGATAATGATCAGAGAGGTAGTAAATAATGCTGACCCAGTATTTGGAGGGGAATTACCTTTGCAGTCTCCAAGTGGTGCTGAGGCCATGTATAATCTATTGGCCATACCAAGTTTTTTCTATCCGGAGGAGAGATAGAGTCGGACCTATTTTTCCTTAACCATAGCAAGATACCAATTGATATAATTACTCTGGCCAAGTTACCTTCTAGGCGTAGAAAAAGATTGATAGATCTTGCTATAGAATATAATAAAAGAGCCGAAGAAGAAATGAAGAAAATCAAATAAAAACACATACTATGCCAATAAGCACATCAGGAGGAGCTTCTAAATCTAATGTGGAGATAGGATTATCAATGGTTCTAGAGGATAATATCTCTAGAGGTGTTGATATGATGTCTTCCAAGATGAAGAAGGCTGAACAAGCAGCTAAAGCTGCGGTAAATGCTAATCTAGCGGCTATATCCCAGATATCAGGTTCAGCTTATAACATAAGCAGTGGAGTAATGAATGGGATTCTAGGAGCTGTAAAGTCTGGAAGTGAATTCATTGATACCATGACTTTTGTAAAAGCCATAGCCAAAGACACTGGTACTTCTTTCAAAGCATTGGAGAACCAAGCTCTTTCACTGGGTGCTTCTACCATGTTCTCATCCCAGGACATTGCTTCTGGTATGAAGTACATGGCCATGGCAGGTATGTCTACCAAGGAGATAGCCAATAACATAAAGGGTGCTGCTTACTTGGCAGGAGCTACTATGCATGAACTAGCTGGTAAAGGTGGAGCTGCTGATATCATGACAAACGTCATGAAAATGTTCAAGGTAGATTCCTCAGAGGAATCTTCTCAAAGAATAGCCGATGTACTTACCAAGGGAGTAACCTCAGCCAATATCAGTTTACAGGACTTAGCTGAAACCATAAAGTATTCAGGTACCATTGGAGTTAACATGGGAGCTACTATAGAGCAGATGACCGCTTTTGCTGGTGTATTGGGTAATGCTGGTATTCAGGCTTCCATGGCTGGTACTGCTATAGCCAATACCTATAGGTATTTATCCAAATCTATTGCAGATGAGAAATTCAAAGGCCATAAGGCTTTATTAGCTTTGGGTCTAGACCCTGCATCATTCTCAGATGCCAATGGACAACTAATAGACATTGGAGAGGCCATGGCTAAGATCTCAGTGGCTTTACAAAATTCTGATATGACCGATGTTGAAAAACTAAACTCCCTAGTATCCATATTGGGTGTACGAGGAGAGAGAGGTGGTACTGTAATGATGAAAGCCTTTGAAGATTATAGAAAACTATTACATGAGATTAATAATAATTCCACAGGAGCCTCCAGTAAGATTATGGAAGAACGTATGAGTACTCTAGCGGGGGCTAGTGAAGCTTTTGTATCCGTTTGGCAGAACTTAATGGTTACTTTTGCTAGAGCTATAGAGCCCTGGCTAGTACCTTTATTAAAGGGGTTAACCACAATAGTAGAATCCATAAGACTTATACTAGGTACACCCCTTGGAGGTTTTATAGCTGGGGTCTTCACAATAGGGGCGGCTTTTACTATGGCTGGAGCTGCCGCATTTAGGATGTGGAGTATCATGAAGCTAATAGGCAATGATTCACTAGTAACCTTCAGAAATATATTGGCATTAGTCACAGGTAGATTCCTGGGGGCTGCTCCAGGTGCTGCTATGGCTAGTACCCCTTATCTAACCACCATGGTGAATGGAGCCCCATTTAGGAGTCCCAGAGCTCCTGGTGATATGACACCAAACCAAAAGTTCAATAATATGCCCTACTATCAAAAATATGATAGAAAAGGCAATCTCTCTTGGTATTATACATCTTCCAATAGGAAAGTAAGGAATCAGGCTTTAGCTGGATCATTCTATGCTCCTGGAGGAAAAGGAGCTAATCAGACTCCCATAATACAAAATCCTGGGGCGGCTGCTGCTAGAGGTGGAGCCTTCGGTAGGATACTAGGAGGAGTATTTGGGGTATTTGGCAAATTAGTCCCAGCTTTATTCGCTATATCACTGCTTGCTCCACTACTCATGTGGGGGTTCAGATCTATATCTTCCCTATTTAAAAAGAGCAATGATGAGGCCCAAGAACATACCAATTTATTAAGAGCTTTACAGGATGCTAGAACTAACTCTACTACTCCCGTGTCCCAATGGGATGCTAGTACCATAGCCCAATTAAATGAATCTTTACAGATGCTAATGAAGGCATCTAAAAATTTGGCAAACACCTCATTCAAGGGTACAATAACTCTAAAGGATAGTAATGGCAATGAAGTTGGATCTGGGAAGTTAGAATCTACCGAGTATGGTAGTGATGGCAAGTAATAAATATTTAATAATCTAAAATTATGGCATCAATAACGAGGATATTTAATACTAAGAAGGCCAAGATAGATAACCTTGAATCCCCCGACAGGGTAGTGGGGGATAAAAAATTCTTACATACCGTGGCTTCAACCACGGCTATAAGGTCTAAAAGTGCTGTGATAGAAAGAATACCCGTGGTTGGAAAAACCATAGGGTATGTAAAAGAGGCCGATAGGTGGATAGGAGCTTATCAAACTAACCATAGATTATTAGCAGCTCGTTTAACTGGAATAGGGACTTATAACTTATTTGGTAGGCCTACTGAAGTACTGGTAGAGGGCCCAGTAGCTAATGGGGAATCCGGTTGTATAACTGTACATGATAAACCCTTGATCTCCAGGGATAAAAGGTCTATACAATTCTACCGTCGACTAGAGGAATCTAACCCTGATCTGGCAATCCCTCTGTCTCAGCTATGGGAAAACCGAGAAAACTTTTGGTCCACAAATTTACAAAATAAGAACACAGTAATAATATATAACTTAAGTGACCAGATTGGTATTACTCTCCAAAACAGGCCATACCAAATTGGAGTTAAACCAACTAGCAACTGGGTAACCATTAAATCCATGGGCAGGAATAACCCTTTTTATATGTATACTGGTGGTGAAGACTCTATACAGATTTCACTCTCCTGGTATGTGGTATCCACAGATCCTGAATCAACTTCTGAGTACTCAATGAGAAGGTTACCAGGTCTAGTAAGGACTTTGGAGTCATGGGCTAGAAATGATGGGTATGCCAAAGCTCCACCAATACTACAACTAAAATGGGGACAATGCGATCTCTTTAGGGGCTTATACATATTAACCAAATGTGAGACTGACTACTCCAATTTCAATGACTTAGGATTTAAAAGCCGGAAAAACTCACTAGAGGAGTTATATTCTGATGATAACATTACCAATAATGGATTAATGCCCATGGTAATAACTCAATCCCTAGAACTAAAGAAGATAACTACTAACAACTCTTCCAGACTTTCTTTTCAAGAATCCTATGGTTCTTCACTAGAGGTATTATCACCAGCTAAATAACTCATAAGGTTACTCATGGCACATTCTAAATTAAAAAAAAATAAACATCCATGGAAACTATTTATTCAAGGTCATTCGCTCTGACCTATGATAATGGGGATACCTCTTTAGAAAGGATCCCCATAATGCCTGTTAAGACAGGTCAAGTACATAATATCATGGAAGGTGAAACTCTTCAAAGTATAGCTTATCAATATTATGGGGATTCAGCCAAGTGGGCAGATTTAGCTGATGCTAATGATATAGTGGACCCCATAGCTGGAGATGAGATATTACCAGGTAAACAACTAATAATCCCCAATCTATGAATAAGTTAAGCCGAGATTTTTACACCGTGCATACCTCTATATATAGAGATACTTTACTAAGCCAATCAAAAGCATTGGGCTATCCCCAATTCCCCATAGATGCTATATTCATTACTGCTAAATATTACTCAGGTTCTGGAATATCCAGTTTATACCAGGAGTATTCAAATATATTTCAACTAAAAGTTTCAGATTCCCCTTCCACCTATCTAGGCACAGTAACAATGAAGGCCTATAATCATTCTACAGCTTCTCTAGAAGAAGTTAATTACAAAACCTATAATAATCCTTCTGAATCTTATTTAGACTTTCTAGAGACAATAATAGGGAGCCTAACTACATTTAATCCCCACTTTATGGGGTTCTTAGGCCAAAGGGTAATTGATAATGCTACCTATATAAAATGCCTAACAGATTCTACTTTTGGAGGACCTCCCTATCAAGTGGGTTACTTGGATAAACTTTTGGAGGAAGAGAACAAAGAGTTCAGTAATGTAATACTTAATAATACTACCAATGGATGAAAATAATATCCCAGAGACTACTGGTGATGAATCCTTAGAAGATTCACCAGTAGTATTAGAACATGGTGTAGGAGCACCATTCGTAGCTTTATTTGATACTCTAGAACAACCACTAATGTGGAAGGGCCAATATATAGGAGAACTTATAACTGATTTTGAATATGTATATAAGCATGAAGGCTCTGATACCTGTACTCTAGAAATTAAAACTAGAGACCCCAATATACTTACTCATCCCTCATTAGCAGACAGAAAGCCCCTAATGGTACAGTGGGGATGGACCTTCCCCTCTAAAAGCCCAGTATCATCTACTCTAGAGAAAATTTATATACAGGACATGGAAGCCTCTTACACTGAAGAGGGAGTAACCCTAAGAATTGTAGGTACTTCAAAACTAGGCCAGTTATTCACTATGTCTTCAGGTCATGATAACACTGGCTGGTCAGACCCTGACTTCCTAGATTTCTTGGATGCTTTTGTAAAGGATGATGGAAGTGTATTAATTGATGTAGCTCAAGTGGATCAGGTTAAAGATACTAGAAATGGTGATACTGAATCAACTGTCAGAACTGCAAAGGGAGGAGTGAATACTAAAACTGGAAAAACCCAATAATTATGGCAAAGAGAGTTTTATTTGAGATGGACTATGGTAAAATTCTCACTGGAAAATCCAGTGGGGAGGGCCTTAGAATAGAAGGGGATGAGAAGAGTGTTACAGTAGTGTATTCTGAACCATCACCTCCCTCTACAACCACAGAACCCAAAATATCCTATGTAGCCAATGTAGACTCCATATCAGCTGAGTCAGCTTTATTTTCTAAAGCCTATGTAGATAGCCTGGCTAAAGCGGTAATAAAGGAGAACATAGTACCTAACCTTATTAAGGAATCAAGTCAGCTAGAACCTGATATTGTAAAGAGGAGTTATACTGCAGCTGCTGTTCTATATACTGCAGACCATAACCCCTCTTATGAGTCTAATACTAGACTGGCTCTAGAAAAAAGAGTGGCTAAGTCAATAGCTAAAGCTACTTCTACTGGTCCCGTGGTAGTAAGTGGAACCTCAGATGTTATAAAGATAAAGAACTATAATTTTAAACAGCCTCCCTATCTAATTATGACTTATGCTGGAGGAACTGGGGAACTACTAAATGCTTCCCTAAAAACCAACAAGGGAGAGACTGCCTCTAAAAGTTATATTATATCAGAGGTAGATCCACATACAAAAAAAACTAAAACTAGAGTATCTACTTCTGTACCCAAAGAAGAAGGTAAAAATGATAATGTACTGTTAACTGGTCTAGCTGACTTAAAGAAGACTTTAAATGAGTATAGCAAGTTTTTTAATGAGAGTCATAGGAATATCCGTGGAGGTGAATACTCTGGTAAATTAAGCCCTCTATATTCGGTTATAAATACCATTGGAGATCCCCATGATGACTACATTAATTATTTAGTACCACTTTATTACTATGACAGTAAGGCTAAGCCGGAGGTGGATTATACAGCTCTATTTGAATTATCTGGGTCATCTAAGTATAGAGGGAACTTTAGTGTATCCGATGCTTATCTTGCATCTTCAGGGTATGGTAGAACTCTTAGTCAAGTAACCGTGGAGGGAGATAACATTACTATACCAAGATCTGAATTTAAGGGTGGTAGTAATGTAGTAGCTAAATGGTCTACTATAAAATCCGTCCAAGAAACTTTTAAAAAGGACCTACTTAAAACCCTTGAAAGTTACCCCTCTAAGGCTATAGCTGAAGCTAGAGCTACACATAGTGTAACTGGGGATGAAATCAAAAAATACCTGGATGATTGGGCGAAGGAGTATAAAGAAGCCATAAATAATCTGGCTAAGGTAAATGGTAAGGGCTTAGAAGCTGCCCAGATAGCTTTAAGGCAACATAAGAATCTTACTTTTGAAAGAACCATAGTATATAGGTCCAAAGTCAAATATAAAAGCCTTTTAGATATAGAATTTGGTCAACTCCTAAGAGATAATATAAAAAGATACACCATTGTAGATTCTCCTAGAACTAGTATAACTGGGTCCTCAGTAGTAATACTACCTCAGGACCCTAACTCTGTCTTCTCTCTAGATAAAATGGAGGTACTAGTAGAAGAAAAAGTTACTATAGAATTATCACCAATGAATGTAATAGCTTTATCCAACTATGCTTCAAACAAGGGATCTCAGAAGATCATAAAGAGATTACAGAGGATAGTAAAGGGAGAAGCTACCATAGTGGGAAGACCAGATGTAAAAGATTCTATATGTGTATATCTTAAAAACTTAGGGCCCACCACAGGGAAATACTATACTACTGAAGTGTCACACAAGGTATCACCAGATGGAGGGTATCTCACCTCTTTAAGTGTAATAAGGGCAGGTAATGCTGTCACCATGGTAACCAGTGAAGCTGAAGAAGAAGCCTCATCCCAGAAACAACAATTTGTTAATGATATAGCCAAAAAAGCTGGGGCTATAGTTCCAAAATATAATGCTAATAGAACTAAATTGTATAATGCCCTAGAGGATTTATACAAAAAGGGTACTATTACTTCAGGTACCTCAGTAATGGGCACTGTACAGCCTGATGGAAGTTACAGTTATATATCTTCCCCTTCAGGAACTAGCAGTTGGGTAAGACCAGATTGGAGAGCTCCAATGAAGGCAGCAGAGGTAGACGAGAAAGGTAATCCTCTCCCACTAGATAATAACTCCAAACAACAATAATCATGGAAAACATGTCTTTTAGACAGGACGTCTATATTAATGGATTAGAAGAAGCCGCTAACCGATTCTACTCAAAATATAGGGCTAATGTAATCAACAATGAAGACCCCAATGGCCTGGGCAGGATACTAGTAATGGTCCCCTCACTAAACTCACCCCCTTTATTAGCTGAGCCAAGTTCCCCAATTTATGGAACTGTACTATCAGGCCATAGAGGGCAAATACCCAGACCAGGAGAAGTAGTCTGGGTATCATTTGAGGGTGGAGATACCACCAAGCCAATATGGGATTATCATACTTGGGGATTAGAAGAGGTTCCAGAGGAATTCTTAGACCCAGAGACTTCGGGGACTATAACTCATAATGGAAACAAGATCCTCATTTTTGATAAGGGCAATAGAATATTGATATCCATTACCAATGACAACAAGGAAGAATCAGCCAGCTACATAGAAATGTCTCCTGAGGCTATAAAAATAAAGTCCGAAAAAGAAGTCATACTCATGGAGGGAGAATACAATGAGGGCATACCAATCTCCTCTAAACTAGTGGATAAATTAAATAAAATTGAGAAGGCATATAATGACCTAGTAAGCAGCCTAAAAGGATTTATATTCCCCTCTACCAAAGAGGAACTACCAGTGGCATCAACCAATTGGTCTCAGAGAGTAAATTCTTTAACTAGTCTCAATACTACCGAGATTAAAGATATAGAAAACAAAAAGATAATACAATGAGTGATAAAGCTTTAGAAAGGTCCATAGGCAATGGTTTACAGTTCCCTATAGTCTTGGAAAATAATACCTCAGGTTTATTCAGGCCCACTATATTGTATGGAGACATAGCCTTGGTTCAACAGAACTTAAAGGCTATTCTTGTGTATGAAATAGGTCAGAGGATCCGGCAAGAATATTTTGGTTCTTCACTATGGTCAACCATAGAGGAACCCAATAATGATATTCTAGCCTTAAAGATAGCTAATTCTCTAAATGGGTCAGTAAAGCTATTTGAACCCCGGGTAAATATTAACAATGTTCAGCTTAGAAGGCTATCCAATGAATCAGTAGCAGTAAACTTATTCTATTCCATAGCTTATTTAGCAGATGAGCAAAATCTCCAATTCCAAATAAATTCATGATATGAGTGTAATAAATGAATGGTTATCTCCATACCAGAGATCCTTTGAATCGATAAAGAAGTCGCTATTACTAGGGCTTCAGAATAAAGTTCCCGAGATGACTGATTTATCTGAGGGTAATATACTTGTCATAGTTATCTCAATGTTTTCAGCTATAGCTGAAACTTTACATTATTACATAGATAATGTGGGGAGAGAATCCTTTTTTACTACCTGTAGAAAATACTCTTCTCTTACTAAGCATGCTAAATTTGTTGACTATCATATGAAGTCAGCAGTTACATCCTATGGTGAGATAAGAATAAAAATGAAAGATGGATCCATTAGAGCTACGGACCTAGTAATAAAGGCCAATTCTACTTTCACTGATGGTAGTATGAATTTCTTATGCATAAAGGATACCCCCTGGTACTCTGGTACTTATGGGGTGAATATACCAGTAAAGCAGATAGAGTATAACTCGAATATAAGTCTGGGTACAATTCAATCGGGTAATTCTATAATTAAATTAGGGTCTCTGGGGTCCAGTGATTTTTATGCGGAGGGTACCATGGTGCTAACAGGAACTATAGACGGGGCTAGTACTTCTTGGACTTTAGTAGACAGCTTTGTAGCTAGTGAAGCCAGTGACACACATTATAAGATAGAACTAGATTCAGATTATCTACCCTATATAGCTTTTGGTGATGGGCAATTTGGAGCTAAACCTGAGCCTGGAACTTATTTTGAGGCCTCTTATGGGGTAACCAAAGGCGCTTCAGGAAACCTGGGAGTAGGTCAAATTACCCGTATACAAAGCTTAGTAACCTCTCCTGGAAATGAAGATGTATCCTTACTAGAAGTATCTAATTTGAACCCCACTATAGGTGGGTCAAACTATGAGGACTTTGGTATGCTAAAATCTCATGTGCCATTATCAGTAAGAACCCTATGGGTTGCTATAAGCAAACAGGACTATGAGGATTTAGCTAAGTTAGTACCTGGAGTAGATAAGGCCTATGTTGATTACATCTGTGGCAAAAGAGTAGATATTTATATTACTCCTGATGGAGGGGGAATAGCCAATCAGACTCTAGTAGATGAAGTAAAATTATTCCTTACTAATAGGAAGATACTTACTACTCTTATAAACGTATATAGCACTAAAGAATGCTACATAAATATGAACCTTACCATAACTGGTAAAAAATCCTTTAAGGCTCTAGATATATCAAACCAGGTAACTGGGGCTTTAAGAGAACAATGGAATTACAATAATTCAGACATATCAAAACCAGTAAGGCTATCCGATACCTATGCTTTAATAGATAATCTTACCATGGTAGACTACTTATATATAAATAATTTATTTCTTCAAGTACCTTGCGATTCATTAGTAGCTGGAGATCCCTCTCTTAACTACTCCTTATTTATAAAAGACATCACGGCCCATAGCACTGTGTACTTAAGATATACTCAGGCTGATAATAAGTTCTATATGTTTGATTCTTCTTTCATATCAATGGGATACAGTATACCAGTGGGTCAACCAATTACATTGCCCACAGGGGTATTTGGTGGAGTATTTACTATCAGCATATCTAATCCAGAGACTGGAGTTTACCCTGATATGGGATTCTATCAGCTAGACATATATCCTACTGGAGTAGATATTATACCACCCTCTCTTACTATACCCATAATAAATAATGATTCTAGCATTGTATTTGATAAAATAATAGAAACAGTATGATGAACTTTTTACACCTCATAGATTGGCTACCAGCTTATTTTAAGTCCCAAGACTCCTATAAGGATTCCCAGGATAAGGGTATACTGGAGAGATACCTAGAGGTATGTGGTGAGTATTTCCAAAATACCAATTATACTGAGATAAATAATCTACTAGACCATGCTTTAAATCCCGATACTAACCACCCTATATTTATAAATTACATGTGGGAGTTTCTGGGTTGTATGCCCTATGCTTACGGAGCTCTCAATGATGGAACTCTGTGGGAGAAGTATAAAGACCCTACTATAACTAGGGAGCAATGGGAGTCTATATCTAATGATATAAAACCTAGAGCTCACTTCAGGGATTTACTAAAGTATACATTAACTCTATATAAAATGAGGGGTACTGCTATATTCTATGAGATACTTGGTAGATTTTATGACCTCCAGATTACTGTAAGTGATCCCGGAGGAGATTACCATAATCCCAATGGCAATCTATCTGGGTATTCCCTAGTACCCAATTATGATAAATCAGATATTCACCAGAGTGGATATGATTATTACTATGATAGCACTACCTCATCTGGGGATACAGTAGTATATGATGAACTACTATCTTGTCAAGTATGCGTACCAGTTACCATGTATATAGGAGTTGATGAAGACCTTAGAAATGACTACCCTTTCCAAAAAAGGGTATGCGATCTGCTAAATAGATTTAGGCCAATTCATGTAGGTGAATTTATACCAGCTTTGCCCAATAATAAGGGTACGGTATACTTCACTTCTAAGAATCCAGGCTTTGAATATACCTTTGATTTTAAAATGGATTAGATATGAGAACAATTAATGTAATTCTTGATGCTCCTCATGGATGCAATGTACCCGGAAAATGTAGTCCTGATGGTTCTTATTTTGAATATCAGGGTGGCCGAGAACTTATAAAGATACTTAAACCAGCCCTTGAAGAGGCTGGTTTTCATGTGTATGAAACTGTAAAGGGCCTAGAGGAGCCTGGACTAACCACAAGAAAGAATACCGCTAATAACTTCCCAAAGGGGAGTAAACAGCTAAACTTTCTACTATCCTTGCATAATAATGCTTCAGGTTCAGATGGTAAATGGCATTCAGCCTCAGGTTATGAGATATGGACTACCAAAGGGCAAACGGTGTCTGATACCATAGCTCAATATTTATTTCAGTCTATCCAGGCTTCATTTCCTGAATTAAAAGCCCGGGCTGATTACTCTGATGGTGACCCTGACAAAGAATCTAACTTTACAGTGTTAATGGGTAATTACTCAGCAGCTTTACTTGAATGGTTATTCCAAGATAATGAGGATGATGTAAAGCTTCTGAATTCAGAAGAAGTAAACAGGAAGTTGGTAAAGGCCCTAGTATTAGGGCTTGAGAGAGCAGATGAATATTTTAATAGAAAAATAAACCGATAATGGAAATAAAAAAGTATAGAGATTGGAAGGCCCCAGTATCCTCAAAGGACTCCATGGAGCCATTTGGTATCATAAATGGAATTGGGCCAATGTTTGGTTTTAACCAAGCTAGAGTACAGACCGATGGTAACCAGAATAAACTCCTTATTATAAGTTCTGATGCCACTAGAGTGGACCAAAGTAATCTAAAACCCCTATTAATCAAGGCTAATCAGGGAGATTCAGTAATGGTAAAGAATTATGACCATGCTGTGGTTACTCCTGATTGTATACTTCATGCTATAGAGGGAAGTCTCAACGTGGATATTACTGAAGATATTTCTGGAGTAACCTCAACTGTTAGAGAAATAGTGGTATTCGGGTACCATGTATATATACCGGGCGATGCCGCTCAGGCCTCTAATTTAATAATCAGGACTGCAGTTAATACCACCGCAGTACCACTAGCTTCTCAGGTTAAAAGGCGTACTAGCTGGGAGAATTGGCTTGGACCACAAGGCAGCCCCAATTGGCTAGCTAATTTAATGGGGCTAAATGGGGGAACTTCCAGTGTATCATATAACCAGGCTAATACCGTAATACTTGGGTTATACACTTTTAATGAAAGCTGGTCCCAAGTTACCAGTATCTATAACCCCTATAACTATCATTGGGGACCCCTTATTGATCTCAGCATAGGACTAATGGCTTCCAATACCATAAATCTTACCAATGCTGAGAGCACATTACCAGTAGGTCTATGGTCAACACACCCTATAATAGAAACCTGGAGTAATAACCCAACCCTTGAGAACTTATATAAGGGAGGCCTAGTAGAATCTCCCATATATCATCAGGATACTACAGGTGGAGTAAATGCCCCAGAACCATCATCCTCTAAGGCCTCTCTATTAAAAAATGGCATACTAGTGGAGAACTTATTTAACATTCAGCTGGGAGAAGTAATACACCAATGGTGGAATGGTATAAGTGATGATACATCTTCTTCAACTGACACTACACTTGGTATATGGGGGAGATTATTATCCAATTTGGAAGTTCCTACCTATCAAAATAAAAGATACTATTATCGTAATGATACATCTAGTGCTCAGTGGGGCCTTCTTGGATCAGGTGGCCAGGCTGGAATCTATGGGGGAGAGATATATCAACATAGGTTAGTATTCGAGTTCATGGTACCACTAGAAGACCTTATAGATGAGGTCCTGGTAGAAAAATCAGGCCAGGATAAAAATGCACTTATTGCTTCCATGAAATCCTCAAATGGTCTAATGGGGGAGGCTAGGCTTGGAGATTTATTCTTCTTTGAATCTGAAAAAAGAGATAATATTGAGCCAGAAGAGGAGATACCTGATCAGTGGGTAAAGCAGGACTTAAACGATAATGAAGGGATATTAATACCAGGGTGTGCTAGATATAACACTATAGGAATGGACTACCCTATTATTGATCGATTATCTGGCTGTAGAGAGATAAAAGACATTCAGATAAAATGCATAACTAAAATAGATACTTTTAATAGACTGCATGTAAAATTAGTGTTAAGCGTAGACACCCTACCCTATATATTTAAGATGCTATCCTGCAAAGTGTATGATTGGATGATACTCAATAACCTTGATGGTTATAATGGTGCCACTGGGCTTTATAGTTCATACTTAGGGGATGTGGATTATCAATACATATTTAACCCTGCTGGGGAATACCATTCATTCCAGGAATTAAATGCTGTATTTGGTATCAAAACTAAGACTTGGTTCCCTTTCTAAATACTCTTTGCTTTTTTAATGTGGAGAGGGCAGTTTATAAAATGCTGCCCTCTTTTTTTATGCTCTCTGTAGCATTATCTATATTCTTATATACTAACACTAGATCCTTTAAAGACCTCTTATTTCTGGGTATACCCAGAAATGCCAATAACTCCGTGCTATATAATCTACCTGACCTGTAACCTTTCTTAAAAAATGGAGGAGGGTCCAAAGTTAATTCTAATATTAGATATTCAGTGGGGGTTAATCTCTTTCTATATTCTTCCCTCATCTGAGAAAGCCTCGCCTCTTTTTCTACCACCTCATCATAATCATCCAGTAACTCTTTATTATTATCAAATAATACCTCCAGGGAAGTAAGACCTTGATTAAAGCCAGATTTACCACCATATAATTGAGATACTAATTTGTTTTTATAAGTCATCAGTGATCTTACTATCACATATCTGAGATGAGGTTCATCATAGAGTGAATGGTACTTAGTAAACACGAAGATAAACTTATCTTCAAAATAGGTATAGATATCTTCAGTGGTAACATTTACTCTTCGGGTATCAACTTGTCTGGATAATTTTCTCATGAGGGGCTTTGTTTTATCATATACCCTGAGAAATAATCCTTGGTCATAAGATCCCATTGGTAATAATCGATGTAGTTCATTTCCTATTTCAGCCATAGCTATTATATATTTAAATGTTTAAAACATACAAATATATATATAATTGTAACACTTGATCACAGTGGATGTATACATATTTTGTAACTAGCTGTAATTGAATAAGATAAAAATATTACTATTAGCTAAAAATATAATCAAAGATGAAATTCACATTTGACACTGAGTACCAAAGGGAAATACTCAAGTACGTAGTACAAGACCCAGAGGGGAATATAGCCCTATTAAGGATTAATCAGTCCTACTTTTCTCTGGTAGAGCAGGCTATGGTAGCTGAGTCCATATTAAAGTTCTATAAGAAGAACAAGAGAATACCCTCTTATGTAGTTTCTAAGGAGTGGCTAAGGACCATTCTTTCTAATAAGAGGTACAGGGATCTGGTAACCCCAGATATAGAGAAGGAGTCCTATAAGATTTTAGAATACATTTATAAAACTCCTCTTAAAGACCGAGATGTACTAAAAGAATCTTTGTTCAAGTTTATAGCCTACATAGAGATGAGGCAATTAAATGAAAACTTTGATTTAACAGACTTCTCTCAGTACCAGGAATACAGCTCAAAGGTATCTCAAATACTACAAAGGGCTAAACCTGAAAAGAAAGATGAGCCAATCTTTCTAGTTAGAGATGTAGTAGAAAGACAGTATAGGAGACAGGCAGACTCCGATGTAATACCCTCCCCCTTCAAACAGTTAAATGCTACTACTAATGCTGGGGGATATCCAAGAGGCTCTATCATAGTGATCCTGGATAAGCCCAAAAGAAGAAAGACCTTTACTTTAGTAAACACTGCTAGAGGTTATCTTAGAATGGGTAAGAATGTTCTATATATAGACTTGGAGAATGGAAAATACCAGATAATGGATAGGATAGTTCAATCCACTCTTTCCAGGTCTAAAAGAGATCTTATTTCGGGTGATATAGACTGCATAGAGAAGAATCATATGAGGAAGTACAAAAGGCTAGGAGTAGAGCTCATAGTACAAAAGTTACCCGCTATGGTATCTAATGCCAATACCATATTAGAGTTAATACAAAAAATAAACACTGAACAGGGAATTCATATAGATGTATTAATGATAGACTATGGGGGCAAATTGGGCTCTATAAATGAAGATAAGGATGATTACGAGCGTATTAAGAATGCCTATACTGACTTAGAAAACTTGGGAGCAGAACTACAGCTAGACTGTATATGGACTGCCCAGCATGTTACCAGGAAAGCTGGAGAACATAAAGAGACCAGGTATGAGGATAATGATATAGCTGGCTGTATAGATATTATACGTAATGCTACTGCTATCTGGGGCTTAAATTCTTCTGATGAAGAGGATGATAATAATATACAGAGGATGGAGTTAGTGGTACAGAGAGATGGAGTACCCTATGGAAGGGCCCTATTCACTATAGATGTAGAGAAGCAAAGGATGATGGAGTTTACTAAAGAGCAGATAGAACTTTATAATTCTAAATTTGGGGATCCCACTGAAGATAAAAAACCCACTAAGAGAGGGACTAGTAATAGAGAAACTAAGGATTCAGATGACATCGCGTCTAAGAAACAGAGAGGAGATATATGAAAAAAGAGGTTAGAGGCCATATTGTATCATGGTGTATAGATCACTTAGGATTCAAAGAGTACAATCGAGGATGGTACCAGGGAGAATGTCCTTTTTGCCATGGCTCTATAAAGATGGGCTTACATCCCTCTAGGAACCAGGCGCATTGCTTTAAATGTGGTTATAACTCTAATTTAACGGACTTTTTCTTAGCAGTGTCCAATTCCTCTTTTAATGAGGCCATGGAGATTTTAAAAGACCAAGAGCCCATTTATTACACACCAGATGCTACACTGACTAGCTATAAGCCACTAGTAGAGAAAAAAGTATACTGCTCCATGCCCCCAGGTTTTCATTTGCTGAATGAGGGAGATAATCAAATATCCAAGTCAGCCAGAAATTATATTAAAAGGCGAGGTTTTAACCCTCAAACTATGTCTTCAAGGGGCTGGGGTTATTGTGATTCTAGTAACTCTAAGTATTTTGGATACATAATAATACCATTCTTTGAAAACTTTAGACTAGTATATTACAATGCTAGATTATACATGGGTTATGGGCCAAAATACAATAACCCCACAGAGACTGAGATAGGCATAGGGAAATCTCAATTAATATACAATGTAGATTCTCTCAAACTATATAATACTATATATATAGCTGAAGGAGTATTTAATGCTGAAACCTGGGGTAATAATTGTATTGCCTTTGGTGGTAAGCATCCCTCCCCCTTTCAAATAAATCTTTTGACTAGATCCAAAGTAAAGAGGTTTATCATACTGCTAGATCCTGATGCCAAGAAAGAGGCTTATCAGCTAGCCATAATTCTATCCTCAGCTTTGAAGAAAGTAAAAGTGATAGAGCTACCACCTGAGGAAGATATAAATTCTTTGGGTAGGAAAAAGGTAGCCAAGATTATCTATAATACAAGGTATGACACATTGAACAAGTTAATAATAAAAAGCAAAGAGTTATGAGGAAAGTCACAAGGAAACCCTCCATTCATGTTCTAGAATCATCTTTGGAAGATGCTTTAAGGAGGTATGGTATGGACAGTACAAAGACTAGGGATTTAATTAGGTATCTAAAAAGGTTCTCAGTACCACATCGGGCTTCCATATCAGTATCCGATACCAAAAAACTGCCAAAGGCCCAGGGAGGAGCTCTTTTAAGTTCTATCATATACATGAAGAGGAAAGCTTTACACCACCAGGTATCATTGATACAGGAGGGAGATAAATTTTGGCCCGTAATTCTTCAAGCAGTACCCATGATTGATGACTTTTGTAACTCTATGGGGTTAACTACCAAAAAGGGGTATGCTCTATACATAGACCAGGCTTTAAAACATATAAAGCCTAAAACCCCCCTAAACTGGTGGCTAATTAGTAACTACCAATTGGTATATGAAGAATGCAGGTCCTGGGATATTATTAATAAGGAGGACTCCACAGAGAAAGAAGCCACTAGAGGCGTACATGATTATTATGTTGATAAAGTAGCTTCCACCACTGGACTTCAAGAATGCTTTTATGATAATCCTACAAAATACCTTTGTTTTATACATATAAAGGTATTTTGCTATGATAAGGGTATACCAGTGGATGTATACATAGATTCTCAATTTGAGGCTCTTTCAAATATTGGAGTATTACCTTCACCAGATATGATGGACCCCACAACCTCTGAAAAAGCTTTAACTAGGCTAAACCAATATCTATTCAGGTATCCCGAGTTAAAAGAGGGTACATCAAAAAAGAAAACGGCATCCCGGGCCTTCTGGGATGAACTAAAGAATACAAAATGATTAAACTAACAATTGAAAACACCAACCAAGGTGTTATAACAGGTGATATCACAGTCCTGCAAAAATTGTACAAGGATTTCACCATAAGGCATCCTCAGGCCTTTTACTTAATGAGGAAAACTGGGTGGGATGGGATGATACATTACATTACAGAGAGAGGAAAATTTAGCATAGGGCTAGCCCCTATTATAGCTAGTAAAGCTAAAGAGTATGATCCAGAAGTAATATAGGAAGATCACCGAAAGCCTCTAGATGCCAATATTATACCTCAGGTACCTCTTCAAGTTGGCAAATTAAAGCCCAGACCAGAACAGGCTCAGGTCATATCCAACATCATACATAATACCCTATTGGGGAAACCTTTTTATATAGGGGTACAGAACTTGTCTGTGGGGTTTGGTAAGACCCTAATCATGGCGGGCACTTATCTGGCCTTCAACAGAGGACTAAAGACTCTGGTATTGGTAAATGACCAAGACCTATTTAAACAGATGCAGAGAGAGTTTCCACAGGATCTATTACCGGGGGAACGCATATCATTTATACAGGGCTCCAAAATAACAAATTGGTCCCAGTTTAACGTAGCCATGGTACAATCCCTATCTAGGAATATGAAGCTATATCAAAGGGAACTATCCACTATACAAATGGTTCTAGTAGATGAGGCTGATGTGGCGGACAATAAGACTTACACCAATGTTATCACTCATTTGAATAATACACTAGTTAGACTGGGGCTTTCAGGAACTATATATATGTCTAACTTGGCTAAAGACAAAGTTCATAACATGAATCTTAGAAAATTCTTTGGAGATGAGATGAACCAAGTGGCTTTACATGAAATGATAGATAAAGGATATTCTACTCCAGTGGTAGTAAAATTCTTACCCATAAGAGGTCATAGCCATAAATATGATTATAAGAAGGAGTATGATACTTCCATAATAGATAATCCAAATTTATATAAATTATCACTAGAACGGGTTATATGGAACATAAAGAATCATGGTACACCCATTCTAATTGTATGTAAATACATTAGGCATTGTGAATCATTATACACCTATTTTAAAAGCAATTTGCCAAAGCTAAGAATTGCCTATATGCATAATGAAACACCCAATAGAGATGGCCTAATAAAGTCACTTAATTCAGGTAAACTTGATATACTTATCACCACCACTATTATATGTAGAGGTAAGAATATCCCTAACTTAAAGTACTTACTAAATCTTACTTCTTTTGCTTCAAACGAGAAGAGCATACAGCTTTTGGGGCGTTTAGTAAGAACATTCTCAGGTAAAACAAAGGCCTATCTAGATGACCTGATGTTTACTAGTGAAACTCACTATTTATATAACCATAGCCGAAAGAGGTTAAGGTATTACAAAAACGAAAAAATAAAAACTATTATATTAAAAATAAATGAAAAAAAAGGTAGCAAAAAGAAAAAAGGAAGAAACTGCTAGCAACTCCAGTTTCACACCAGACTTAATAGATAAGTCTGATATACTTACACCTCTAAGAGTAGAAGACATTGGCTCTAATAATGACCCTTGCTTTGGTAAGGCCTACGATCTTACTACTGATGAGTGCAAATGCTGTGGGGATTCTGAGTTATGTGCTTGTGTATTCGCTCAAAAGCAAGGTTCCACTAGAAAAGAGCTAAATAAGGAGATGAAATTCCTAGACTTACAGGACAAGGTAGACTTAAAAGCAGTAAAGAAATACATTAGGGGAGCTCGCAAAAGGGGAAAATCAGACGACTTTATAATGAAGTCACTAAAGAAGAAGTACTTATTATCAACTGAAGAAGCTAACTCATTATTAAATTAAATATAGTATTATTATGGATTCAAGAAACATTATTGAAGAACCTCAGGTTTTAGAATCTGGATGGTTAGAGAAAATGCTAGAGCTACAGAAAGAGCTAATAGATGGCTACGTTAAGATAGAGGGATTACCACAGTACCCACTGGATGTAGACCTTAGATCTTCACAGGTGATTCTAAAGGATATGACGGCCAGAGTAGTAGAAGAATTATCAGAGGCCTTTGAATCTTTAGAGGAGGTAGTAAGCATATATAAGGATGAGTCAGCTGATGCTGATCCGGATCTTGTAAAAGAGAAACTACAGAATTACAATGAGGAATTGGCTGATGTAATTCATTTTATGCTAGAACTTGCTATGTATGCGGGGTGTTCAACAAAAATAGCTATGCCCTCACACGAAGAATCTATCCAGGCTGAGAATACCAATTTTAATTATAATAATGAGCATCGCTATACCCTGATAGATGCTAAGGATAAAACATGCCCTCTCTATAAGGGTGGGGATATGTTCTTTGATGATCAGCCCCTCTCTTTGGTAACAGACATAGCTACCAAGTACTCATGGAGGATTACTCACTTATTAAACCTAAGCCGAAATTGCTTAAAAAATAAGCCTTGGAAGCAGGATGAAGTTATGACAGATATACCTAAGTACTGGAAATATTTAGGAATGGCAGCTTCATGTATGTTCCAATATATGCATGTTATGGGCTTGTCTAACCAAGACATCTACTACATATACTTCAAAAAGAATAAAATTAATATATTTAGACAACAAAGCAAATACTAATGACTAAGACTAAAAGAACAATGGCTGCTGGGTCCGTGGTTGAAAGACCACACCAGCTCTATTTCAGTACTTCTCAGGAGTGTTGGGAAAAGCTAAATGAATACTTCATAACTAAGGATTGCCCAGATTTATTTGATTTTGCCTCTTCATCTAATTCAGGGTTGTTATGCTGCTATAATGTATTCATTTCAATAAAAAAGGCTTGGGTGGATCCTGAGTTTGATTACTATCGTATGTTTGATTATACGATATCTAAATGGACTTCTCTCTTAAATAACTACCTCAATTTAAATAAGCTAGACCTATTGAGATCCCGTATAAGATATCTTAATCAGAAGTATAACCAAAACTATAATCTTACCTACTGTTTTAGTAATAGGCATGACAATGGCAAGGGATGCTTAATATCAGTAACATTCAGTAGAAGATTATCAGATGCTACTCCAGTACTAACAGCTCACTTAAGATCATCTGAGATTACTAAGAGGCTTATATTTGATCTCTTACTCATTCAAAGAATGGGTGAATATGTATATGGTGAGGGAGTTTCCCTACAGTTAAATCTATTCTTCTGTCAAATGTACAATAACCCTGAAACACTATGCATGTATCATAGCTTCAAGGATATAAACCCTTTAGTGGAGCAATGCACAGATGAAGAATGGAAGTCTCAATTAAAGAGACAATGGGACATTTTTAGTACAAATGATACCTCTAAATTTACTTATGGAGTATACAAGAGGATACATAGATGCTTGAGGAGGGATCTTTATATGGCCAAGCAAAGGGAACCACTATTAGCTAAGGATCTAACCATTGGATATTCCGATATAGAGTACCCTGAGAATTGTATAACCTTCTCTCAAAGACAAGCTTATAAAAAAACTATTAAGAATACAAACAAAACCAAAAGTAAAGAATGAGAATATATGGAGACACTAAGGAGCTTATGACCGAAACTGGTCGTAATCTCTATGAGATGGGCTTATTAAATGCCCCAAAGACTTATCAAAACAAAGCTATAGAGGGTAACCCAGAGTTCATAACCAAGGAACTAATATGCACCCAATATAGCTTATCCCTAAAAAATCTTCATAGTATAGAAGATTTCTCACCCCTATTCATATTCGATCCCAATTCCAAAGAATGGGCTGATAGGGAATTTGAAGAGAGGATTAGTTCTACTCCAGTAAATCCTGGAGAGGCTTGGAAATTCCGAGAAGGTGTATGGGCTGAGTTTTTAAATGAGGAGGGAGAATTTGATTATACCTATAATCAAAGGATGAACTTTGTGGACCCCAATGCCTTATCTAGAGCCAGCTATCTGAGTTATATCATTAAGCTATTAAATGAGGATAGAAACACACGTAAAGCGGTACTATCTATATTCTCACCCTCAGACTATGTAAACTTTGATGGCAAAAGGAGAATTCCATGCTCAATGTATTATAATTTCCTAATTAGGGAGGATGCCTATGGTACCCCTAGACTGGATATATTATATCATCAAAGATCCTCAGATTTTGTAACTCACTTTGGTAATGATGTATATCTAGCGGCTAAACTAAACTTCTACATAGCAGAGCAGACTGGAGTCCTTCCCGGTAGGCTAATACACACTATAGACTCCCTACATGTATATCATAAAGACTGGGATGCTCTAAGAGTTTCCTTAGGTAAGATATAACATATACAAATCCTTAGCCCTGCTCTACCAAGAACAGGGCTTTTTAATTATACTATAATGAAGACTAGATATAAGATACTAACTTCTATACCTGAAATAGATAGATTGGTTGAATGCTGTAAAGAAACGGGATATTGCTCATTTGACTTTGAGACCAATGCAGAGCCCATGTATAAAAAGAGTTTTTACCCCACTATACTATCCATATCCTTCCAACCAGGTTCATCATGCATAATACCCCTGGGACACTTTGATTCTCCATTCAAGGATAATTGGAAGAAGGTCCTAAGAAGATTTGGTGAGAGCGTGATAGAAAATCCACATATTGTGAAGATAGCTTGGAATGCTAAGTTTGATAACCAGATTATGTATAAATATGGTATCAATATAAAAGGGGTCATGCTAGATGGTATGCTAGCTAAATACTTATTAAATGAAGAAAGGCCAAATGGACTAAAAGAAATGGTAGATGTATATTTACCGGACTTTGGAGGATATGAAAACTATGAGGGCAGCAAATTACCCTGGGATAAAAAGCCCTTAGAGCCCTTATCCAAATACGCTGGCCAAGATACTGATTGCACTTTCAGGTTAACTTTATTCTTTGAAAAAAGGCTTATGGATACGGGCTTATACCCTCTATATAGGCATTTGATAATGCCAGCATCCTTT